CGTTCTTTTGGGTTATGCGTTGGTACTTTAAAACGTAATCGCTTACCAAAGACTGGATATAGTTCCCGTTTTATTAAATCCCAATCCGAACCAGACACTTTCGCAGAGCCTTTCGCACCACCAGTCGAATCGCCGTAACAATAAATGTAACCCTCATGCTTGCCCCACTCATCTATTAACTTATTACAAACTTTTACGGTATTGCTATTACTGGCGATATGAACTTCTCCCATAACAGCACTTACAGTTCTACCGATAATAGGAAGACTGCCTACACTAGTTTTAAATGGAAGTTCTTGTATCACAGAAGCCGTTCCAGGAGCGACGTTGAAATCAAAGCAGAAAACCAATGGGAGTTTAGAATTATAAAATTTCCTATATTTCCCTACATTCATTTTTTTATCATAAGCATAATATGCCGCACCAGTAAAGATTACAAAACTACCTTCAAACTCCTGCAGGTAAACCAGTTCATCTAAATCTTGTTTGGCCTGTGCTATCTCTTCATCCGAAAGTATATCAGCACTTATCCAATGATACTGACCCCATGTTCCTGTTTCATCTTCTCCTGCGTTTTCCCATAAGTCAAAATAATGATTCCTTCCTTCTGGCGCACCTATAAAATCACACGTTCCTCTTCGATCTGCAAGTGCCGGCCTTACATGCTCTGGCCAAGTTTGTTTTTTCATGTTGCCATATTCATCTAGGCAAGCATGATCCCAAGGAGTTCCTTCTGCTCTTTCTGGTCTATCCATACCAAGCAGATGAATTTCTGCACCAGTAATAAGATAAAGAATAAGATTGGATTCTGATGGTGGTCTCGATCGTAGCTTCGGTGGGACAAGCTTTTTTAAATCAGACCAATATATTCTTTTTACCTGCGTTCGTGTTGGCGCACCTACAAATCCTTTCCAATCAGTGAACTTTCCACCCATCAATGCTTTCAAAACTAACTTTCTTTTTCCACATAGCTCGGTCTTTCCGCTACGTCTTCCTGAAGGAACTATATTAAAACGATTCTTGCTCAGCCATAGCTTTGCTTGGGTCGGATGATACTTCAATGGATACCATCTATTGGCTTTGGCTTTTACTTCTATATTTGCTTGATCAAACATTATTTATTCTTTTTTTCTTATTGTTGGTTGGGCCAAGTAAAAGCATCTGCCCCTGCATGTAAAGACAGCCCATGCTCGCTGTAACCTTTTCCAAAAGGGCGTATATTTCTTTTGGAAATTTAATGGTCTTGCAGGAACCCATTTACCGTTTATTTTAACCAATGTAATATTGGGCTTTCGTAATTGAGCCAATGTCCACATTTTTATTATCCCTTATTTTAACTGGCATTATTTATTCTTCAAAATAAAATTTTAAATGAGTTTTAAGTTTACCAATAATTCCAAATCGTTCTAAAATTCTATACTTGGCAGAATCTCTTCTTAATCTATCTACATCATCAATAAGTCTTTTCCTAAATTCCTCAATAGTATATGTCGCTTTAGAAGCATTACAAGAACGACATGCAGGATATAAATTAATCCGTTGATTATTCCCTCCTCTTCCTTTTGCATAAATATGATCTACTTGCATTTCTTTTAATTTTATCTTAATTCCACAGTATGCACAGTGACCACCAAACTTCTTGTATATTTGTTTTCTGTTTAGCTTCATTATTATTTTTTCTTCTTAGAGACGATTGGTATACCTGGAAATGGGCCAACAGTTTTCTTATGAGATATAATCAATCCTTTTGTTTTATCTATCTTTACATACTTTCCTGTCTTAGGATTTTTAATCTGCACCAACTCCTTCTTCTTCTTAACTGCTTTGGGTTTTACTTTTCCTAATACCAATGTAACTTCCTCCTTCTAAGCCGGTTGTGCTTCGGGATAGATTGGAACTGACTCGAAAAGTTCCTTTGCCAAATGCCTTACTTCAAGAGCTAAATCTTCTGCTGAAACTGCAATAGCCTCAACATCGGCATCCTTACCATAATCAAATCGTCTTTCCAAGAACCACGCAGCTGCTTTCCACTGCGGAGCCATTGTTTTTCTTGTTCTCTTTATTTCTGTTCCTTTAGGACCAAACGTTATGGTTGTATCGATTATATTTGCGCCACCCTTTTGCGCATCCTTAATAACGTTTAGACATTCCTTTTCTATCTTGGCTTGTATTCGTTTAACTTTTCTTCGGAAGAAGTAATATACTAGAGGGTTTTTTTCAGGATCCTTGCCACGTTGCATCCACATGTAAATTGTATTATACGATACTCCAGCAAACTCGGCTGCTTTCTTTAAAGGTAATCTATTCGCAATAGCACGAAGGATAATTAAACGCTTTCTTCTAGTGAGTTTTACATTCGCTCTCACACTGCGCCTTCTTATTCTTCTCATGCGTTCTGCTTTTCTTGATATTTGTTCAACTGACATAGCAAACTCCATATTTTAAATTAACACCATATAACTTCCTAATACTCTATCCTGCTTATATTTGTAAAGACCTTTATTATCCCACACTATTACGGACACATCTAACAAGACATCTATACCCCCATAAACACCTCGTCTATAAGCAATTCAAATTAAAACAATATTAAAAGAATACAGTAGTAGCTCACGGATTAGATTACATGTAATTGATATTAACTTTCTTATACATCTATAGAATTTGTACAGAACTTTCAGGTGGGTTTTTAGGTGGGTTTTTTATATTGGTTTTACATTTAATATTGCATTATTAACTTTAACTAATTCAAGTTGATAGTATTGAACTTTTCCTTCGAGATATTCTTTAACTTTCATAAGATCATTTATATTTTCATATACTGAAAAATCTATTGGCTGTAATATTCTTTTATGTTGAACTCTTACTCTTGCTTCTTGTTCCATTTCTTTATCCATTGCATCTTCTTCTGCTGTTGTCATATCTTTTATTATCCTTTCTATTTACCATTAAGTAATGGTCTTCCTTTTAGTGTTACTATTTTAAAATACTTCCAAGCAAATTTAAATAAACATCTCTTTCCGCAAACATGGTCTCCTGTATTTAATCTAAACATATCGTTAACATCTTCTTCTGAGACATCGCATACACAACATTTAATTTTTTTCGGTTCTTTCACTTTATACTTCTCCTTCCCAAGCGCATCCTTCCCAGCCACCTTCACCTTTGGCATTCATAGTACCTTCTTTTAGCCGTGAAAAAATAGTTCCATTCATGGGATAGGACATACGAATACATTCAAAACCGCCCGAACCCATCACTAAGAATGCACAGCATTTATCGCCTTCTCCTAGCTTACAAATTTCCTTTGCTTCTTCATCAGTCACCGTTACTTCTGTTGAAAATATTCCGATAATTTTTTCCATAATTCCTTACTCCTTAATATTCTAAACCACAAAGCTTGCGGACGCCTTCATTAAGCGTATCTTGCAACTTAACAATTCTATCCATGATTTCTGTCTTTATCATGTCGATATCTGACTTATTTGAATATAACAATTCATACAATCTTCTTAATTCATCATTAAGAGTTTTCAATGCTACAACTGCATCTGATCTCCAACCAAAAAACCCATTTTACCCCTCCTCTTTAGGTAATCTATAATTTCTGATTAATAACTTCATAAGGTCATCAATATTTAATTTACTATAAAGCATTGCATAATGATCTTGATTTAAGCCTTTCAAATGATGTCTTGTATATCTATAAATCCTTCCTCGACTTGCATGACCGCTGTTTGAAAAGGTAATTTTCCTTACATGGGTAAATTTAATTTGGTTATATTTTGTATCGAGTCTTTGTCCATCTAACGGACCACCTATAAATAACATGACAACACTCCTATTATTTTTCTATATTGTTTAACTGGCATTGCAATTTTTCTCTTAGCTTCATTAATATTTTTCCCAATTCATTTCTTGAAGTTCCATCGTGTTTTACCGAACCCCAAAAGTTATCACCCCATGTATTGCCTTCAATAAGCTCCTGATCGCCCGTATTCACTAGTCTTATAGCAATATCAGTATTATTCATAAACTTCGCTACTACTATCTTGCGCATAACTTTTATTTTAACTTTATCCCAATCTATTCGCAAGATTATACTTCTACCTGCCTTCTTAGCTTCGCCTGGAGTCTTTAATGAACAAATATATCTTCTATCAATTGAACTAAAAGACTTGGCTGCTTGGAAAGCATGCTCAGACGAAGGGTATACCAAATTGCCGTAAGGAACATTGGTTAAATAAAAATTACTTAGAAAAGAATATTTATCTCTGAATGAACTAATCATTTTTTTCTCCGTTTAATTTTACGAAACAATGCGCTTGGTTTACACCAATCGAAAAAATCATCTAAAAGAAGCATTATCAAACAAGCTTTTCTTTCTTGTAAGACTATCCAATTTCCGCATTTAGGAAATGTAAAAGGCTTTTTATTTCTTTTCTCTATTTCTTGAAATGCTCCATAGTCCATGCAGATGCAGGCATTATGACGGTCTCTACGAAATATAATAATTGAATATTTCCTGCCATGCACTTTCCGTTCTTCCTCGGCCTTCTCCCACCACTTTATCAATACAGGTTTATTTTTACGGTTCATTGGTATATCCAATGTTAGCAACACAGACAATCTAGAATCTTGTGATGTTTTCTTTTTATTATATCCTCTTTTGATTTCCACCAAACATAGGTCTACAAAGGGCTTACCAGTAGGATGCAAGTACGCTATATCACCTGCGCTATTAGCTGTATCTACACCCTTTTTCATACGAGTCGTGGCTCTCGCGCCACTACCAGCAGTGCGCCAGAACAAATCATCTCTTTCATCATTAGAAAACCATAATGACAATTCTTTCGCAATGGTTCTCTCAAAGCTTCCACCTTTAGCCATTATTTAAATCCCCTTATTAATTTATACTTAATGCTAATACTACATTCTCAGCAGAAAAAATAGGATGAATTTGTACTGCTGCTTGTCGTTGCTTAAAACCTACCGAGCCTTCATCAAGAAGTGTTTGTAAAATTTCTTCTAACGTATCAAGCTGTTTGCCATCGCTCTTTCTATAATGTAAAGTGCCTACCATTAAGGCATCGCTAATTGCCTTTATTAAAATTTTCGCTTTTTCTAATTCATCTTTTACTGGCATTTTTACACCTCTTTATTTACTAGTCAGCCTGTCTTTTACCGCCTAATATCTTCCTATCACCAAAATTAAGCACCTCCAATATAGAACCAAGGGTCGTTAGTAACCCATTAAGCTTCGGGTGGGCAATTATCATAATACCTACAAATATTTCATTTTTACACTTGGGACAATTATCTTTAATAATTTTAGTACAGTCTTTTTCGAATGGAGCTATACTAATCAATATCTCCTGTTTACAATGGCCACATACTATTCTTGGTTTTAATTCTTCTTTATGGATTGTTATTAATTCTCTTGCCATTATATTCTCCTTTCAATTCTAATTATTTGTTGTGTTGATTTATTGATATACGATACATGATCTTGTCTATTAATAATAACAAAATCTTTGGGGTTTACCGATATTGATTTATTATTTTGAAGTTGCCAATGTAATATGGCATGGCAAGGGTTACATAAAGTCATAGTATCTTCTGGAGCACATCGTTTCTTATCTAAATAAATATGGTGGTTACCCAAACATTTATAATTATTCTTACAATTTTTATTTTCACAGTAGTCTTTACGGATGTCTTTTTTGTATTCCCTATCTCTCCAGATTTCACAATACTTATCATTGGGATGGGATTTGGTATTTCCTATTGATATCTTTAATTTTGTTTCTTCAGTATGTTTATAATTAAGCGCATTGATATTACCCATCATTCCTAATGATATTTTCTTTTTAGTTTCTTCAGATGGCTTTTTACCAATTTTTACAATAGACATTATTGCTTTTGATTCTTCTGAACATTTCTTACCACGCCTATTTGTATTGCCTTTACTTGCCACAGCCATCTTCTTCTTCGTTGCATCAGATTGTTTTTTGCCAAGCATTGGTTTATTATGCCCACTAATATACCTCTTGCCATAGTTAGTTATCCTACCACAATCACCACAACCGCATATTCTACGTATTAGTTTCCTTTTCATTTTCTTCTTTTAATTTTCCTCTTAACAGTAGCCTCTATTCCATTATACCTTACAATATAAATTTTATCACAATGTTTTTCCAGTCTTTGATCATGAGTAGTTAATAAAATCTGCATATTAAATTTTGTAGTTAGATACTGGAGCACTTGCCCTGCCTCTTTTGTAAACCGCCCCAGAAACTTAAAAGGCTCGTCAAGGAATAGAATCGGCCTAGATCGTGGTTGTTGCATATACCACAAAATAATACGAAATCCAAAGGATATGACATCCAACAATCCTCCACCCATGTCCTTCTTGGGCATAAGCCTTGTATTACCTTTTTTAATAATTGGAGTTACTTCTACACTATTTCTTTTCGTATCAAATTGCAATTCAAAAATATATGGCCTATTGTAAACTGCCTGAACCATGTACGTGATAAGAGTCTCCACCTTTTTCTTAAACTGCTTTTGAATAATCTTACTGGTTTCGGTTAAAAGATAATGAGCTTCTGTTGCTGTTTTAATTTCAGCCCTTACTTTTTTTAACTTCCGCATTTTTATTCTTTTATCCTGAAGTAACAATGTTTTTTGAACGAAAAGATCATCGTATCTTTTTCTTATATCAATCATTCTTCCATTCCTTCAATCAGCCTCTGAGCCTTACCATGCAATACCCTTTTCTTTTTGGAAAACCTATCATATTTTTTTTTCAATGAAATAAGATGATCCCCTGCTGTATCCATAGTAATACCATAACCTTTTAAAGTCTTAACAGATTTTTTTAAATCATTTTCAGCTATTGCTAGTTTCTTATCTAACTGAGCCATATTTTCTTTTAATTCTTCAAGGTTCATCTTCCATTACCTCAACTAAAAAATTTTTAACGTCAACGCTTGCGCTGCGTTTCTTCATAAGCTTTTGCAAAACATCTTTCACAGGCATTATCTTGTAATCTTGCTTTTGTATGAGTTTGGTAAATTTCCTTAGAATATCGACAGACAAGGAGTTGACTTTTTCTTTTCTTTTTATATGTCGCCTTGTCATTACTAACTTAGAGCTCTGATGGGGTATAATAACACGTTCTGAACGGCCTGACTTGCTGTTATAAACAAAGAAAGAAGGGGCATGACCTAAGTTATATTTATTGCTTTCCAATCTTAATATTGGTCCGGTGTTAATGACCGTTGTATCCTTCCCGTTATAGATTGTTTGTGCATGGGTGTCGCCAACCAGAATTAAATCCCATCCTTTATTTTTTGAAACGAAATATGAAATTCCAGTGAAATCATGTTTTGGAAATAATTCCTTGGTAGTAATCGGTGCATGGATAACAAGTATATTTATTTTCCAATTTGGCTTGGGCTTTGGTATAGCTTCCTTCCAGCTACAACCATATATACAAACATTATTATTTATAATCATAGGTATCTTATTACTCAATAATGTTATCAATCCTGATCTACTAAGAACCCCCAAGGTTGTTGGTGTAGTGTAAGGGTCAGCCCTCATATACAAGTCATGCTGTCCATATATCGTGTATATAGGAACTTTATATTTTTTTAATAGACAGCTCATTAAATGCAAAACATGCCAGTTGCGTGACTCATTAAAAAAATCCCCTGCTTGCAGTATTAGAAGTTGATGTCGTTTTGCATACTTCAAAATAAAGGTAAACTTATTTTCAAAGACTTCCAATATTTCATCTTTACGACCAACAGGATTTCTACTGGTTGCATGAATATCAGAAAGTAGTAAAACAGAAGTCATTTGTTTTTTATCTCTCTTTCTTATTAATTCTTATTATTTTCCTTGTTAATTTATTAATATATGACACGTGGTCTAGTCTATTTATTATAATAAAATCTTTTGGATCGGCTGATTTTCTTTTACCATCTTGCAATGCATTATGTAAAACCACATGGCAACTACAACACAAAGTCATTACTTCATTTGGCGCACACCTCTTTTTATCCAAGAATACATGATGGTTATCTAATTGCTTATAATGACCTTTACAATTTTTATTTTCACAGTAGTCTTTTCTTATATCTTTTTTGTACTCTCCATCACGCCATATATCACAATACTCATCATTAGGATTACATTTTAAATTTGCTAAAGATCGTTTTAATATTGATTCTTTAGATTTTGTTTTGCCTTTACTTGCTAAAGACATATTTCTTTTAGCTTCTACAGACTTGGGTTTACGCATCTTTCTTTTAGTTTCTTCTGAACGTTTTTTATTTTCCCAAGTATGCCCAAGAATATATTTTTTGCCTGGGCTTGTAATGCCACCACAACCACCCCTACACCTTCTACGTATTTTTCTTTTCTTATTTTTCATAGTATTCTTTTTTTATTGCTCGTAATGTCTTCACACTAATTTTCCCAAAACACGTAGGGCATCTTTTCTCTTGTTTAATTATAGCAATATATTGCCTTATATATTTATTTTTTAAAATAGTATCACTCTTTATCTCTTCTTGTATATCTTGTGCCTCCAATATCAACCGTTCTTGTTGCTCAAGAGCCTCCATCCCTCGCTCAGCCTGTTCAATTTGTCTAACAAGGGTTTTTACCCTTAAATATTTTTTAAGAGCTTCAACCTCCTCTTGAGACTCTTCTATTTTTACCAATAAATCTTTAATCGTCCAGTATCTACTTTCTAGTTCTATTTCTTTTCCGTGAACACTTTCTAATTCAGCAATTATAGTATCGGCCTTATTCAAATCTTTTAAAGACTCAAGCTTCGCATCAAATTCTTCTATATCTATCTTGAGTCTTTTTTTCGATTCTTTTAAAACAGATAGTTTATCGGCAGCCTTTTTTATCCAAAGGATTATCTTATCAGCTTGTGTTATTTTACTGATTGCCTTGGCCACCTGTCCTCCGGAAGAAGTAACCAAAAAATGAGGCTCTAACTGACCCGAAAAATTCAAATCGTTTAGGTTTAATTTTTCCTTTATGATATCAGGTATGGCATGGCCAGTTTTCCTAAACTTAAATGACTTCCTGCCATCTGCTATTTCCATTTTATATATAGATTTGCTTTTGGTATTAGAAAGGCTTATCTTTGATATATTGCCGGCATCATTAAAAGTAAGTTGCGTTTCGGTGGGGGTTTTTTTTTTATCAAAATCACTATGAAAATCAAAACCTTTTGGACGGTTAGTTACAACCTTTTGCACTGCCCTTATTATAGGAGTCTTACCAGCCAAGCTATCTCCTACAATTCCAGTAATGCCAGGAATAGGAGCTAGATTTATAATGGTGCTTCTATGGTTCTGAAAATTTTTTATCCTGATCTGTTTCAGCATTTTATATCTTTTTCTCTATTCTAAATATTATTTTTCTTGATTTTTTATTAATATACGACACATAGTCTAGTCTATTTATTACTATAAAATCTTTGGGATTTACTTTTTGTCTTTTACCATCTTCAAGCGCACGATGTAACCATACATGGCAACTTCTACATAAAGTTATTACATCATCTGGAGCACATCTTTTTTTATCTAACCAAATATGGTGATTAACAAGTAATTTAGATATCTTTTTGCAATTAGCATTTTCGCAATAATCTTTTCTTATATCTTTTACATATTCTTTATCTCTCCAAGTATCACAATATTCATCTTTAGGATGGGGTTTGATACTTGTTATAACCTTATTTTTTATATGCTCTTCAGATTTTGGCTTACGCATCTTTCTTTTTGTTTCTTCAGACCTTGGCCCACACCCATAAGTATTGCCCATCATCTTTTTTATATGTTCCTCCGAAAGCTTTCTACCAGTCAATCCTAAAGATATATTCTTTTTATGTTCCTCAGATTTTGGCTTACCAATTGCTGCTAAAAACATATTTTTTCTTGCTTCCTCAGATGGTGGACCACGTTTTTTACCTTTCCAATAATGCCCATGGACATATTTATTACCTGGCTCGGTAATTAGCTTACATTTTTCATCTGCACAACCACATCTTCTACGAATTTTCCTTATCTGCTTTAACACGCTACATTACTCCTCTAACTCTTCATTAGTAGCAGGTCTAACACGGTCATGATATGAGAAATCAAAAGCTTGAGAGAACTTATCTGTAGATAATCGAAAGTCGCCATTCTCACTAACATCCATTTCGACAATCTGCCCCACTGTAAAAAATTTACTCATTGGTTTGATAACTTTAACTTTCATGACTTTTTATTTTCCTTTATTTTTTATTTCCTCTCTTTTCTTTTTACGGGTTAATATTTCCAGCCGTAGACTTCTTATTGCATGAGATATCTCCTGCAGTCTAAGTCTTACTCTTACACCGGCTGTCGCATTGCCTTTATCAAATTTTATTGCGTCTGGAATTATATCATCAAACTGCACTTGTAAATATTGAACAAGCTGATAAATGTCAGGGTCTTTCTTCTTCGCCATTACACTTCCTCCAAAAAATATTTCTTCCACTCTTTAAAATTATCTGTATTCAAAAAACTTTTAAAATGCAATTCATCAAAAACTTTTAAAAATTTGTCTCTTCTAAATGTATTGCGTCGCAGTATCATTCTTGGCAATTCATCATCTCCATCTTTATACGGAAGCGTTACTAGAGGCAAGTTTCTTTTAATAATTTTCTGACCTTCTTTGCTTTCTATCCGATCTAAGATTTTTCCTTTATTTAATTTACCCAAAATATATTTCAATGCTTTTGATGACGACTTCTTAGGGTCACTCGCACCAACAATTCCAGCCACACCATCTCCATCACAACCACCAATTGCCTTTGCAAAAGCCCACTGGTCGGGCGATACACCAAACTCTTTTAAAAGGTGCTTTTCAGTAAAGAACTTCTTTTTCTGAGGACTCCATATATCGCAGTGGTTTAAGCATTGATACATATCATTATCGCTAGTAACCATAATAACACGGCTTTTAGTTTTTCTTAATTTCAATGCCCAATACGCAAGAACATCATCCCCTTCAAATCCATCTCTTATAAAATTATTTTCAAATCCAAGAAAAGGAAGTACTCTTTCTGCCAATTCAGTTCTTTGCAAAGATACAGAACGATATGCTATTTCATCTTCTACAGTCTTGCTTTTATTTTTCTTGCGGTTTTCTTTGTACTGAGGGTAGGCCGTATATCTATGATTAATAGGAGAATCCCAACAAATAATAAATTTATTCGTTTGAAATTGTTTGGAGAGCGATAAGAGTTTACGTAAGAAGCCGTAAATAACCCCTGTCTCTTTACCATTATAAGACAAGTAGCCAACTGAATGCAATGCCGCATATGCAATTGCGCTACCGTCTATTAAAAGCGTAACTGGTTTCTTAGTATCGTGGCTTTCTTGTTTTTTTATTTTGAGTTGGTTAAATATATTCATCTTTCTTTCACTAATTGTATTTTTATTATTTTTCTTGTTGATTTATTAATATATTTATTGCCTGGCTCAGTAATACCACCACAACTACCCTTACATCTACATCTTCTACGGATTTTTCTAATCATTTTAATATCTTTTCTTACGACGTTTAACATCTAAAGAAAATGCATCTTCTATTTTATTCCATTTTCCTTCTATTAATTTTTTGACTTCTTCTATTTCATTATTTTTTTCTATATACCTTATAAACCTCTCTCTTGTCTTAAAAAATTTTCCTTTAAATCGGATTGCTTTCTTGCCCCATAAATAATCCACCATACTACCCAAATCATCAAGACCATAATCGTATAAAATATTAAAATCCGCTTCTCTAAACGGCTTTGCTACCTTACTTCTCTCAACCTTGACATGGCCTTTTATTCCAAATACCTTTTTTTCTCCTAACTTGGTTTTTGTTAATTTTTCCTTTTCACGAATCCATGCTACTTGATGCGTGTAAAAATCTAATGCTTTGCCTCCAGCTCTATAAGTCTTTTTACCAAAAGTAATTCCAATTTTAGTTCTTACTTGCGAAACTATAAATAAAGTAGAATCTTTATCATTCCTCTCTAATAGTGAACATACGTAAGCAAAAAAACTAGAAGTATACTTTTGCTTTTCAAGATTAAAGCTCCCTTCTATATCCTTATCGTCCTGTACACTTTTTGCAAATCGTGTATTGTCTGCCGTAGATTTTAACGCATCCCAACTATCAATAATATAAAGAAGGAACTCTCCTTTCCTTAATTCATTTAGTCTTTTAATATAATCACGACCCATTGCTTCTATACTTTTATTTTTCTTCCAAATTACAGATTTTACAAAATCTTTTCCATACATTGCTTCAAGAGGAAAATCTATTATACCCTCAGAACTGGCATAAACAATACTAACCTTTTTAACCCTTGGAAATATTCTTGATTTTACTTTCTTTACACGCTTGTAACACCAGAAAGCAAGCTCAAGAGCAAGAAGTGTTTTGCCACTGCTTCCATCGCCTACAATATTATCCACCCTTGCTCTTGACCAACCTCCATCCTTGCCCTTACCGCTAAGAGCAAGGTTTAACGTAGTACTTCCAGAAGAAAGAAAATCCACTGGAGGGGTCCCTCTTGCTTCAATACCAACAGACGACATTGCATCGTCAACCTTACTAGACGTTGAATTCTTGCTCCTACGTTTTATTTTTCTCATATTTACTCGCTTTATTCTTTACCGAAAATTAAAAAGGAATATCGTCAAACTTCTTCCCAAGTTCATCGGTGATCTTATCTTTAACATCATCTTCATCGTCTTTCCTTTTAATCTTTACCTTTAAATCATTTTCTTCGATGAAGTCTTTAAGCTCGTCCATATCATCAAGGTCTTCGAGCTCGTCAAGCAGGTCTTGCAATTGATTATCACCACCGCCCTTACCTCCAAGCTTCTTTACCAATGCCGCTTCTATCTTGGCCTTAACTTCGTCCTCATCATTTTTGACGTCTTTCCTTTTGACTTTTATATCCAAATCATTTTCTTCGACAAAATCTTTTAAGTCGTCTACACCTTCAAGGTCTTCAAGCTCGTCAAGTAAGTCCTGCAGATCACTGTCATCACTACCCTTATCACTCCCAAGCTTGTCTTCAAGTTCTTCGATGATTTTTGCTTTAACATCATCTTCATCGTCTTTCCTTTTAATCTTTACCTTTAAATCATTTTCTTCGACAAAATCTTTTAACTCATCTATTTCATCGAGGTCTTCCAGTTCGTCAAGCAGGTCTTGCAATTCGTTATCATCACTGCCTTTACCATGCCCTTTGCTCTTACTCGACTTGTCCGGACTATCTCCACCTTCATTAGCATCTGCAATTTCTTTATATGTAGGCCTATGCACATTTTCATCTAAAACAATTACAGCATCGAGCAATTCTTCATCGATTTCATAATCCCTTTCGTCAAAACTATGGCCGATATATGATGGATAGTCCTCTTTGCTTTTTGCTGGTTCAATAGTGAAGGTAATCGACCGACCATTTATCGGGTCTGCGAAATTTATTAACTTGTCTTCGCCACCATGTCTAGATGGCTTCCTGGCAATGGCCAACACTTGCTTTTCAAAATAATGATATGAAATATCCCAAATTTGGATTCCCTTTTTCTCCTCACCTTTATCGTAACAAATAACATTATAAAGATTCCGTCTTTTGGGAAATAGTTTCTTCCATATTTCCTTGTCTACGCCCTTATCACGCAGTCGCTGTCTCTCTTCACATATAGGACAGGGCTTATTTTCCATTTCAGTTGGACACAAATACATTACGTCATTTGGGCCAACTCTTGTATGCACCCACCCTTCAAAGGTATATGTTGGATCACCCTTCTTTACAAGTGGGTCGTACTTGCCAGCATCGTAAGGAATAATATCAACAATATGTGCACCATCTTTAGGTCGCCAAAGAGGAACCGCAATTCCATCAGTAAGAATATTATTGAACTTTCCCTTACTCCTTTCTTGACCAAGCTTTACACGCTCCTGCAATTTCTTACTTTGTTTTTCTCTTTTCTTTCTGTTACTAGATAATGATTTTTTACCCATTAAACTACCTCCTCCTTTTTTGACTGTTTTTTATTTCCATTTTCTTTATTGCAATCGCCACATCCATGCATTGTTTGCCGCCATGACTTAGCGATAGCTAAACCTGCAATTCGAAAAAATAAATAAATTCCAAATAATCCAAGAACAAATATCAATAATATTTTTATGATTTCCACTTTATCTACGCTTTATTTTTCTAAGTTTTTTTCTAATTAAACTACCTGTTTCATTATGGTACTGCTTCCGACCCTCTACGTATTCTGTGGGAGTCCTAGGTTCTGAAAAATGCAGTCGAGAATCCAATCGTGTAAGTCCTTCAAGCGAAGACTTTCTATAACCAAATGCTTTTTCTACTTTTGCTAATACCCTTTCATTATAGGATGCTTTTAAAAAAAGGCTTTCGTATCTTCTAACTTCCCGATCAAGAATGACTAGAGTCTTAACAATTTTATCTGTTAATTTATCAGTAACCCCAAATCTTTTAGGATGTTTACGAATTTTCCTTTCTGCTTTTGCTTTAGTTAAATCTAAATCTTTTCTGGCCTCATCCTTTTCATCAGAGGCTTTGGTCATTGCTAATGCCCATTCCATATAGAGTTGGGGCTGGCGGACAAGTTCTTCATCAAGATTGTATTTATCAATTTCTAAATCTCTTAAAAATTTATTTTTATTTCTATCTCTATTGCTCATATCTAATGCTCATATCTAATCTTTATTTTATTCAGTAGCTACTAGCCTTCTCTCAGATGTAATGGTACTTACACACTTGATACTTTCTTGAATTGTTTTATCATTTAATTGTAATAACCCACAATCAATTCCAAAATCAGTAAATGCACTCATCCAAGAATTATCTCTATCTTTATTTTTACTCTCGTATAATAATTCAAAATATACTTTTTTAATTCCAGAACCTGCAATTTGCTTCAAGCAAACAAAACAGGGCTGTAAGGTACAATACATAATGCTATCTTTTATACTGATACCGTATTTAGCAGCGTAGTTGATTGCATTAGCTTCCGCATGAATCGAAAGGCAAGTATTATACTTATCAATATCTAATGCTTTTTTTGATCTTCTAAAACAAAATTCACTTCCTTTGTCGCTACATTGAAACGTTCCAACAACTGTTCCTGTAAAACCAGTAGCAAGTATTCTATTATCTTTAACTATAATAGAACCGCTCGATCGCGAATTACATGTCGATCTTAAAGATATCAATTTTGCTATAACCATAAAATATTGATCCCAACTTATTCTATTCTGCATGCTTACCTTTCTTTAAAAGATTTTCTAATGGTTCAATCTGAAAATCATAACAATGAAGACCCATACAAGAAAAGGCCATTGGCCCAGGCTCCACACCTATTTCTTCCGCTACATATTCGTTAAGTAAAGTAAAACCACCCATATTCTGAGGCCACCCTCCATAAAGATCCCACGATCTATAGACAACGAGAGTTAATAATTTACCGTCTTTAACCTTAAAATCTAATCCTCTTAAGCAAGGCGACGTGCCCCTTTCAGTTTCATTTGTATAGGGCTTGTCATATACAAAATTAGAATCTCTATCTCCTATATTAATATAACAATGATTATTTCCAAGACCCTTTTGTTTAAAGTGTCTAATCATCCATTCTAATTGAGTATCTCCTCCAGTAAACGACTCAGGTGGAACAGAAGGTTTTTTTGAATAGTAAGGGTTATAAAATCTTCCATTAATCCACGTAGCATACTTATACTCTTCTAACTTACCCAAGACTGGATCCATTAAATAATTTGCAAAATATTCTCCTATTTTTTCATCCGTTGTTGTTGGATTTGATGAAATCCCTTCTGGCATTATAGGAGACAATGGCCTTTGATGAGGAAACATAGAAATACCAGAAACAAAATCAAATTCTAATCTATGCGCCCCTGCAAAAGAACCATTTGTAATCAAATACTTCCTACCATGATTATATATTTCCCATAAAAGATGAAACCAAGTATCACCAAGAGTTGTAGATTTAACAAATACAGGATCGATCATTTTTTTATACCCCTTCCTATTTCCTTATCAATAGCCAAAATCATATTGGTTAAGCATCCCTTACATGCTAATAAATCTGTTTTAGGAATCTGTACAACCGCTGTAACAAACGATTCACAAAAAGAACAAGGGTGATCCATAGAAAAATCATTTTTAGCAATTCTTTTATTACTAAGTGTTTCTAATTCCATATCCACCTCTTCTTTTTTATTTGGGATCGGAGGAGGCAGGATTTGAACCCACACGAAATAATTTGACAGACTTTATTAACTTCAGAAACAGATTCATCTTCAAAAATAGCAGAATTAATAACCAACTCTATACTCGCCCAGTAACCTATCTTATCGATATTTTCGCCCAGTAGTCTGCCTTCCCGATATTCCGATACTCCTCCATAAAATTTATTTGACTTCCACTAAATACATTATAACACTTTTTATATTATTTTTTTAGGCAAAACTTTTCAATTCTAATTATTTTTCTCGTAATTTTATTAATATACGATACGTGATCTATCCTATTAATTATTATAAAATCTTTTGGATTGACTTTTTGTGTTTTACCATTTTGCAATGCACGATGTAACCACATATGACAACTATTACATAAAGTCATTACTTCATTTGGCGCACATCTCTTTTTATCTAAGTAGATATGATGGTTAACAAGTCTTTTAGATATTTTCTTGCAATCTTTATTTTCACAGTAGTCTTTACGAATGTCATCTTTGTATTCTTTATCATACCATTCACAACCATATTCATAATTGGGATTAAATTTAATTTTTCCTAAAGCCATTTTTAATTTAGTTTTTTTAGATATATTTTGCTTCACCAAAGACATTTTCTTCTTCGTTTCTTTTGTATGCTTAAATCCAAGCGCATTTGTATTACCCATTTGACCCAAAGACATATTCTTTCTTACTTTTTCAACATGTATTTTTCCTATATTACCTTTTCCATAAATATTACCAATATTTCTACTTGCAGTATTATGTCCATTAATATATTTATTACCAGGATTGGTTATTAGCCCACAACCACATTTACATCCTCTTCTTATTTTCCTTTTCTTTTTCATAATTTTTTATTAATAATTTTTAAATAATAATACCTTAAGTAATTTTAAAAATACATTTATTCCTTGCTTAAAAACAGGCTTATTATCTGAAGAATGTAATGATGCAGATGGACTAATACAATAACATATCCAAGCAGAATATTCTTCATTCCAAACTGTCTTCCCGCTCATGGCTATAATCCCAGCCTTTTGACCAGTAAAGAAATTTAAACTCGTATTGCCAAATGCTAAAATTATCTTCGGTTTAACCATTTTTATTTCATATTTTATAAACTTGCTACATAACTGAATCTCTTCAATTGTAGACTTACCACTTACACTTGGATAGCATTTATTAATAAATGTTACATGAAAATCTTCCCTCTTATACCCACCTTGCTTAATAGGCTTCCATAATATATCTCCAGATCGACCTACAAACCCCGTCCCTTTTTTATCTTCATCATACCCAGGTACCCCACCTATAATAAACATATTGAATTTGCCTGTGCTTGGTGAAACTGGAGCAGTACATTCTTCTCGTAATTTACAAGCAGTACAAGACATAAGATCATCATGCCCTGAAAATTCAACTCTTTTTATAATCCTTTTAGATTTGCAAACTCTTCTAAGTTCTTTGCTATCACCTGATATTAAACCATCTATACGATCTAAACGAATACTTCCAACAAGACGATAAAGATTTTTATAAGTAGCTTTTGGATCTATAATAATACGAAAGTCAAAATACGATTTAACCTTCTCGCTCATTTGAACATTATCATTTAGATCATAAGCACCTATATCTTCAAGTATAGTTCTTAACGCTTTCTCCTTATGCTTGGCTGAATTTTTAGTATTGAAAAGTCCTTTAAGCTTATTATCTACGGGCGAAGCAGCCTGATATGCCTTTACTTCGCCCAATTTTTTAACTTCTTTAAATGGTACGTATAATTTATTCCCTCTGGAAACCCAATTAACAGGATCACTTATACCAACCTTTGGCAAAACCAGCACCAGCCCCAATCTATAAGCTTCTTCAACCAATAATGTTTTTTTATCTTTTGCTCCGTATGTTAATGATGCACAAATAAATTCTGTTGGATAGTATCTCTTTAGCCATGCACATTGGTAGCCAACCAGCGCATACGCAACGGAATGAGCCTTATTAAATGAATATTTAGCATGCTCTTCTAGCCCATCCCAAAACTCTTCTGCTTCCCTTTTAGAAAAGGTTTTCTGTCTTAGACATCCACGAATAAATTTTTTCTTGTATGGCATAAATTCTTTTACACTTCTCTTTTTCCCAATAATCTTCCTAATCTTATCAGCCGTAGAATAAGGAAGACCAGCCATCTTATGGATTACTTCCATTACCTGCTCTTGATAAACAATAACTCCATAAGTATCCTTAGTAATTTTCTCATATATTTTATGATGCTTGTCCCACTTTCCGCCTCTTTGTCTTCGTATGTATTCAGCAGTCATTCCAGAGTTGTAGATTCCTGGCCTTACAAGAGCAACAACATCACTTAAAGTTTTAAAATTCTTTATTGATAGCTCTGATATAAGAGCAGTCAAGGCATAAGTATTAAGCTGAAATACACCAACCGTATTCCCTTCGTTTATATCTCTTATAACATCTTTATCTTCAATATCAATTTTATCTAAATCAATATTTTTATGATTTTCTTTAGCTAACCTTACAGTTTCACCAAAAACACTTAGAAGCTTTAATGCCAATGCATCGAGCTTCATCAATCCCACAAATTCAGCATTGTTCTTTTCCCAATTTACAAGAATCATTTCATTTCTTTCCATAAGGTTACAGCGAGTACTATCTTCAAGAGGCTTCTTTGATATTACTAAGGCAGCTGCATGAGTACTATAAGTTTTAATCTGCCCCTCTAATGTCTTTGCTATTTTTATTATCTCTGGATAGTTATCATCAAATTCTTTTCCTTCTGGATATTCATCTATCGCTTCTTGTATTCCGGTATGATCGTCATTATCCTCAATCAATTTAGCAAACCTATCTACTTCGCCTAAAGGTATATCAAACACTCTACTAACATCTCTAACAACGGCCTTTGCTTTCATTCTATTAAAGCTACTTATATTTGCTATATGATTTTCTCCATACATTATTTGCAAATGCTTTTTTACAATATGTCTTTTTGTATGTTCAAAATCTACATCAATATCAGGATAGTCAATTCTATCCTTATTAATAAATCTACTAAAAAGTAAACCATGTCGTATAGGGTCTAATTTGGCACCAGTGATTCCAAGAAGAAATGAAATTAATGACCCTCCGGCAGACCCCCTGCCTTCACCAACAAAAATGCCATTCTTTTTACACCAACTAACCAATTCCCAAACTATTAAAAAATAACGAACAAATTTTTTATTAATAATTAAATCGTATTCTTCTTTTAGCCTTTCATAATAAGCTTTATCTAGTTTAATACTCTTGCCAAATTTATTTCTAAATCCTTTAATACAAAGCTTCCATAAAAAATTCTTTTCATTTAAAGGAACTCCTTTTACACGAGGTAATAATACTTCCTGTTTAACTATTCTAAAATCACTGCATTTCTCTGCTATCTCTATTGTATTCGTAAGATACTCTTTTTTATAAAAATCTATACTATTAAGTGCCCTCATCATTTCATTAGCAGTACATAAGTGAAGATTTTTAATTGAAAATTTCCATCGTTTAGGGTCTGTCCATCGTGCCTTTGTTTGAATTGCCAAAAGCACTTCTTGAGCTTTCCACTCACTGCGATTGATATAATGGCAGTCATTTGTAGCTATAATCTTACACCCAGTTTTACGAGAAAGTCGTAATGCAAGTTTATTTACCTTCCGTTGAGCTTCTAGTTTATGAGGCATTACTTCAAGATATAAGTCATCACCAATCTTATCAAACAAGTCATGGAACAACGCAATCCCACTATCAAACTTGGTTAAAAAGGAACTCGCGCATGCTGTAGATATAACAAGACCCTTGCAGTGATCTAAAAGCATTTTATAACTAATTCTCGGTCTATAATAAAACCCTTCTATATTAGCGTAGGTAAGCAATCTACATAAATTTTTAAATCCGGTTTGATTCTTTACCAAGAGTACTACGTGGCCACGTACCCTGTCTTTCTTTTCTATATCAGGAGCAATATATGCTTCGCATCCTAGAATTGGAGCAACACCATATTCATCGCATGCCTTCTGAAACTCAATAAGGCCAGTCATTACGCCATGATCGGTACAGGCTAAATATTTAAATCCTAATTTTGAAGCTCTTTCGGCGTACTTTTTAACCGTACCAACACCATCTAATACACTATATTCAGTATGCAGGTGTAAATGACAAAAGTTTGCATTATCCATTTTTATTATTTACCTTATTAATTCTTATTATTTGTTTATTTGATTTGCGTATGTATGACACGTGATCTGGGCGATTGATTATAATAAAGTCTTTGAGATTTGCTTTTTGATGCCATGCAAGCATTTGATGTAACCATGCATGGCAAGGATTACACAATGTTATTACATCATCTGGTGCACATCTCTTTTTATCTAAATAGATATGATGGTTAACAAGATATTTGTAATTATCTTTACAATCCTTGTTTTCACAGTAATTTTTTCTTAAGTCTTTTATATATTCTGGATCTTGCCATTCACAACCGTATTGGTAATTTGGATTGGGTTTGATTTGTGCTAAAGCTCGTTTTAATATATGCTCTTCGGATTGTTTTTTACCTTTATTAGCTTTCCCATTGGTATTGCCCATCATTCTTATAGAGCATTTCTTTTTCCATTCTTTAGTATGTGTATTTCTATTATGCCCTGGCAAATACTTCTTGCCATAATTGGTTATTAAACCACAACCATCTCCACACCTTCTACGTATTAATCTTTTCCCGTTTTTAAATTTCATGACGTTATCTCTTGTTTAATATATCCTTAATTCCTATTCTTTTCCCTTCAGGTTTTTCCCACGGCCTTTTGACTATTCTTGACATTGTCTTGTCAAGTGTATTTTCCTCTTGTATATGTTCTATTTCTTTTTTTATAGGTATTGGCAATGTTGCTTTCCCCATCTTGTCTGGTAGCAATCCAACTCTGTAAGATATTGCATCGCACCATTTGCATGGTATGAAATTTCTGTTTCTATGGTATAATAATTTTCTTGCAATATTAAACTCCTTACCATTCCAAATATCGTCTAGACAGCCTCCTTCTTTTACTTCTCCGCAATAGTAATGTCCTCTCCAATCGTTACAGCATATAGCAATTTTGCCATCCCATCTAATACTCAATTCTCTAAATGGCTTTGCGCATCTTTTTTCTATTGGTGAAAGTAATGGAGGAAAGGCACACCCACAATGATTATTTAAAGTGCTATGCCCACCACTTCCAGCGTCTTGTATGTCTTTTATGTATATAACTTTTTTGGTAGTAATTGGAAATTTTTTATGTGGGCTTGCGCATCCGGGATATTCTTCGCCTTTTACTTTTAATTTGATCTTCTTTGAGAACGGATTATTTTTATAATCATCTATACCAATAATATTTATCCCATTTAAAAATAACTTATGGATTTTTTCTTTTGGTAAACGTGCAAGTCCAGTTCCATTTGTCAATATTGTTAATTGATTTTGTGGAAGATGAAATCTAAATATTTTTATAATTTCTAGATACTTTGGATTTAAAGTAGGCTCTCCATGCATGGCAAACTCAATACGTGATCCCCATTTTGTCGCCTTGATTTGTCTTGCAATGTTTTTACTACATTCTAACGACATGAATTTATGTCCAGTTGGTTTTTTTCTTATGCCACGTATACCACAAAATTTACAAAATAAATTACAACCTTCTGTAAGTTCAACTTGTATTGAAAACGGTGGTTCTTGTTTTTCTTTCATTTTGAAATTAATCTCCCCTTTTTATTTAGTGCCCATCCAAATATGGAAAGGTTTATTTTACGCAACTCATCATCATCTAAAACTTTTTTGAATTTGGGAGTAATTCCAAATTCCTCAATATATTCCTTATACCGACCAAGGATTTCTTTAGGATTGGCATCTTTTCTGGTACCTGTAAACGAACTGCCGCCACCATAACTATGAATCTTATAGTCAAAGCGTCCATCGTTATTTGGGAGTTCTAACATCTCGCCGAGCTGAATGCGATATTTCTTTTTTGTAAACCAGTCATTGTAATTCAAACGAAAACAAAAATCAAAATTCTTATTAATAGCGAGTTGTTTCCAATGAATGATGCATTCGCTATACCACCCAGGAGGAGCAGGGGTTTTACGTTTATCGGAAAACTTTAAGCGAGAGACGACGTGGTTATACACATCTCGAATGATAATAATATATTTAATTTTACTAGTTGTTATACCATATTTTTTAAATCTATACAGGCCATCTGCATATCTCAATGCATCCTCGTAAGTCGTAACAACAAATGGGTGAACTATTTTTAATCTTCCTTTTTCATATTGTCTCAATTGAGTTTCATCATCTGCATTATGGAATGGGTATTCTATATTCCAATACTTTGTTGGACGAGTCCATTTTACATGTGGTCGAAGAGAATTAATTAACACTCCTGGTTCTTCAAAATGTAATGGAATCCATTCAACAATTGCATGACCCCCAGACCTCCTTTGGAAGAACAATCTATATTCTATGCTTACTTTTTGAGCCATAATCTAATACCTCCATCCAATCTTTTCATTGTATTAAAAATTCTCTTCCATTGTATAACAACATCGGTTCTTGTTTTGCTATCAAAACCTTTCCATGGTTTTGAACTGACCTTTTCAACTACACGCACATACTTTGGAAACTCTTGTGCTAATAAAATAGCACTTTCTTTTTGCATTTGAGATGTTCTGTATAAAGAGCATCCTCCATCAGCACCGCTCTGAGCTTGATTCCATGCATACTTATATGTAACACAATTTTTAAATCCACGCTGAAGTAATAATAATGTTACTACAAAATCCTCCATAACAAGCTGTTTATTGTACTTGTTTTCAAGATAGTCGAATGATATGTTATATTTTTTTTTCAGCTCAATCATTTTTTTACAATTATAAGCATACGCATTATTCATTCTTGTAATTTCCACATAATCTTCTTCTATTCTATTATTACCACATCTTTGACTTATGCCTACATGTATTATTCCTTCTTCAAGCCAACTCTCAAGGGTCCTAACCATATTAATAAAATCTTTAGGGCTACATTTTTGTAATTTTAAATTTTTATCACGAACATGAAAATTCATATCATCATCTAACATCAATGCATATTTCTTTTTGCTATTTTCAATAATCCACTGCCTTGTTTTACATATACCCTTCTCAGGACACTCTATAACATTCGTGCCATATATTTTTTTATATTTTTTAAAATCTTGTTTATCAACTACGATGAAGGTGTTTTTTATAAATCTTTTAGGTATGGAATCAAAAGTTCTTTGATTTCTTGGTCTTCTATGGCTTGGTATATATATGGCAATTTGCATCTTCTTTTTGTCCTTTTTTATATTTTCATTTTGTAAGATCGATCCCTTCATTTATCCAACGATCTTCATAATCCGATTTTACATATATGTATACAAGATTTTCATTTTCATCGATTCTAATAGGTTTTACTTTACCATGAAAATAATTTGCAGGATTGCCGGGAGACCTGAGGTTATTCCAAGTAGCTCTAGCAAAATCAGCATATGACAAGCCTTGCCGTTCACACGCTGTCTTGCCGGATACACCAACATGGTCACTACCAAATTCAGTAGCCTTTAAATACGTATCCTTTTTGAAATTAAACACCTTATCAAATTTAAACTGCAAAACCCTACCATCACTATGATACTGTCTTCTTGCTTCTTTCAAAAAATAAGTTAGCTGACTTTTTGACCAATTTTGCATTTCTTTATTCTGTTCATAATCATCTGGCAACCCACAGCAAGACCCACTCATATTAAGTTCTTTGTAATCCGGATCGCTACAAGCGAATAGAATATCATTTTTAAGACAAAACTTATATATCTTCTTAACAAATCGCTCCTTCACCAGTCTATTAAGCCTCATATACCCACCACGTTCACTAGGGCTAAGAGCCTTAAAATATTTTAACAAATCTTTACAACCAATCAATTCGCCTATCCACTTATATCGTTTCATAAGATGATCGTTATGTCTTAAATCAATAGCAACAAATTCCATACTGACAGCCTGTATTCCTGCTTCCTTTGCCTTATATAACAAGTCATCTAGCCCATCATCTGAAATGCCTATAATAAAGGGTCTAAGGCGCAATATTGTATAATACCCCATATCGGATAATTGCTTTATTGCTTGTAATCGCTTACTTGTAACTGGTACACCAATTTCTATCTTCCTGCTCATCTCATCACTTGGAGCTATAATAGAAACTTGAAAGGCAAAATTCTTTTGGTGAGCATATTTACCAAAAAGCTTGCGAAAATTAGGTCTAAAAATAGCCGATCCTTTAAAACTGAAAAGAGTTGGATATTTTTCCATTGCAAGTGCTCTAATAATTTTATATCCGATATTATTTGCTTTTTCAAAATTACAGAATGGGTCTGCAAGGCCACCCCAATGGAAGACGAATCTTTTCTTTAAAAAATGCTCATAGAAAGCTTTATTACGTGACCCTGTTGGCTTGCCATGAATAGTAGATATAAGGTTTTTGTAATTCACTGAATGTAACTTATTAGAAAAGCTTGGGTTAGAAGTCTTTTGCATTACTGCGAAGCAGTAGCTACAGCCCATCGAGCAAAACGAGTAATGGTCAAACGTCATTGGCAAACTGCAATCCATAAACTCACTACTTATTCTTGGGCTTCCATATCTAAACGCTTTGGTACTTCGCGTATCAATCTTTAACCCTTTATTTTGCCTTACAAAAAGATTAGCCTCTCTTGTAATTGACTCCTGTGTATCACTCATTTTCATAATCTCACCATTTTCCCATTCTTATTTTTTATAAGGAATTTCTTTCTTGACCGACTCCACTTTATACGGCCATTCCTCATAAGCCTTATAAGCTCTATTAAAAAATCAACATCATAAGTATTATTTTCTACATATGCATTTAATTTAAAAAATTTTCCAAGCTTTTCGATATGAGAAGAATCTGGGAATGCAAGAAGGAGAGTTCTCTTTTGGAAACTTGTTCGCCCTGCCTTTGCCCCTTTATATTTAGGTACTGGCATAGGTTTTAATAAATGCATTTCTATTTTTCTTTGTTCTTCTTTTGAAGAGGCAGAAACAATTAATTTTTCAAACTTTTTTATTTGACTTTCTTCTCGTGATATTTTTGATTTACTTACAAATTTCGTAATATCCATAATCATTACTTCCTTTCAATTCTTATTATTGTAAACGTATATTATTTGAATAAATAATATTGTTGTCAAGATCTTTAACTTGAATTGTTCCTGGATTACTAATAGCATTATCATAAGCAAATTCATCATCTGTTTTACATAAACTAGGTGATTCAAGCAGGATTGTATAAAAACCATCTTTTCTAATAAAAAAGATATTCTTTCATTTTTTTATTCACCTTTCTTTAACCCAAAATACTGTTCCGGCTTCTTACCAAGTTTCCTAATAATATTTATAATTTGTTTTGCTTGATAAGTGTTGCAACAAAGGGTTTGGCATATTTTTTGATTTAATTTTAAATTTTCTTCTTTTACCTTTTTTATATACTGTAAATAGTTATTCAACCCTTGCTTCTTCACACAAAGATTGAAAAGAGAGTCTGTTGCCCATCTTGGAAGTCTTCCAATATATTTATTAATTTTTATAGAAGCAAGTATTGCCATAGGTTGATAAGATAAAATCTTGTTTACCATAAACCCATGCTTTACACTTACATTGTCTTCTTTAAATAATCTCATAACAATATCAAAAGGATTTTCTTTACCCATAATTATTTCCTGCTTTTAAAATCTATGTTTACTTCTAACAAGCTCATCAGTTCGATACAACACGCTGTACAGTTTATTTCCTTGTCTGCAATGCCCTTATCCTTATATAGATAGTCGGCTACAACTACTGCTGCTTCAGGCTTTACTTCATCAGGCATGTGCTTTATTATAAATCCATTAAACAAATATTTGTATACCCAAATAAAGTCTACCCTGTTCTTCCACAATTCTCGTAATTTTGTAATTTTCCCACGCTTCAAAAAATCCATTACTTGATTTGTATCCAAAGACATATCGGCCATTTGTAACTTACCACCGACGCTACCAAGTTGCAAATTATTTATAATCGTCCTAACATCAGGGTAATAAAGATTTACAATTTTCTCAACAATCCTATTTCTATATTCTATCCTTTCTGCTTTTAATATCTTTTCCGCGAGATCAACAACGTCTTGTTTTTTAAAAGTGTTAAATTCAAATAGAATACATCTTGAAACAATCGCTTCATTAATTTTATCAAACTGGTTAGCAGTAAAAATAAACCTGCAATTGGCTTGATAAGAATCCATTGTCCCCTTGAGCGCAAGTTGGGCATCTACAGTAAGACCATCCGCTTCATCAAGCAAAACTATATTTAATTTCTTTTTACTACTTCGCTGAGTAGAAGCGAATTGTTTTATTTTTTGCTTTACAGTAGCAACACCTCTATCACCAGAACTCGCATTAAGTGTAAGTTTCCTATCTGCTAATTCCTTTAAAAGAATAAGAGATAGCGTAGTCTTCCCACTACCAGGAGGTCCGTACAGAATGATATTTGGGATTTGTTTTTCTTCTATAAATTCCTCGAATGCCCTTCTTGTTTTTGGAGGTAAAATTAATTGCTTTAATTTGGATGGCCTAAATTTTTCTGCCCAAATCATAGATTTCATAATTAAATTTCCTTATTTATTCTTATTATTTTTCTTGTTGATTTATTAATATACGATACATGATCTATCCTGTTAATTATTATAAAATCTTTTGGGTTGATCTTTTTATATTGTTCTTCTTCGAGCAAGCGATGTAATATAGGATGACAACTATTACATAAAGTCATTACTTCATCTGGCGCACATCTTTTTTTATCTAAGAAGATATGGTGGTTACATAGTCTTTTAGAAATACCCTTGCAATTTTTATTTTCACAATAATTTTTACACAAATCTTTTCTGTATTCTGGGTCTTGCCATTCGCAACCGTATTGATAATCAGGATTGTATTTGATATGCCCCAAAGATATATTTAATTTTGTTTCTTCAGACATGTTTTGCTTTGCTAAAGACATATTCTTTCTTGCTTCTTCAGACTTTGGACCACGCATTTTTTCTTTTGATTCTTCGGTATGTATTTTTCCTTTATTACCTTTTCCTATTTTCTTTTTCATTTCTTTAGATAATTTTATATTTCTTCTATGATGTCCACGAAGATACTTCTTGCCATAGTTAGTTATACTACCACAACCACACTTGCATCTTCTTCTTATTTTCCTTTTCTTTTTCACAACAGCCCATTTATTCCTCTTCTAAATTAGTAAGCGGAACCAGTGCCCAGGCAGCATTATTATCCTCAACCATAATAAGCTCGTCTTCTGTAAAGGACAGCGTCGGAGGATCATCCTCATCAAAATCAATAGTAGAAAATATCCTTGCCAAATGCTCACCATTAACCTTAATGGAAAACGAATCGGCATCATCTCTATCTACCCCCTCTACCTCCGTGCTAAGTTCCAGCTCAAACTTATGATCGTTTGTGCCACCACAAATAAAGGTCAACTTCATATCGTCTTCGTCAAAATCCAACGTAACATCTTTTGTTTTCAACAGGTTTATATATGAAAGGAAATCTTTTATAAAAGATGCAGTTAAATCTATCGTCAAGTCCATCATTTTTTTCATCTTCTTATACGGATCATCTTGCTTTTCAGAACCTTCAGCCTGAAGCTGAGTTGCAATTAAATCAGGTTGGGTTAACAGGTAATCAAGCTTTCTACGGCCACCTACTTTAGTAAGCTTAAAAATAGTAGAGGTGCACTTAAAATATAACTTGCTGTCACCAAGCGTAGATAAGAACTTTATAAGAATGTCAAGATTGCCCAGACCAAAAGTAATATTAGTATCTTTAGGCATTATAGGTTTTTTACATATAACAATCAGGGAGTTTGTTATATCAACCGCTTCTATCTTGGCCTTTCCGTTTTTTATTACCAACACGCATTCTTCAAGAATGCCTCCAAGGTTGACTTGTTTTAACATGCTTAAAAAAGCACCGATCTTTATAAATTCTTTCTTTATTGTTTTCGACATAACAGGTCTCCATTAGGTAAAAAAAAGCCGTCCAAAAACCCCGTGATAGGACTAATGGACGGCTTTTTAGTTTAAATTATATAAGCTTATATAACTTTATTTTAAGGCTGTTATTCCTCCTCTAAGCTAAAGACAGCTTCATCATCTACGCCATTAAATACAACTACAACATTTGCGGCCTTGGAAACCTTTCTGGAAACAAGACGGAGAACTTGATTCATACTCTTATCAACATCTTTCTTCTTGGCCTTGGCTACAATCTTTGCCAAATCCTTCCAAGTTGCTTCCTGAGCGATGGCAGTATAAAGTGCCGCAGGTAATGACCCACTTTTCAAACCCTTAACCTTTGTTTCCTTGCCGGCACCCTTTGTATCTTTGGCTTTTCCGCCCTTTGCGGCTTTCTTTGCAAGCTTAATGATCTTCTCAACGGCCTTTTCCAAAGTCTTCTTGGAAACTTTCATGTCAAGGTCAATGTCATTCTCTTCGAGATATTCCTTAACTTCCTTTACGGACATATCTTCGAGC